CTACACTAGTAATCTCAGAAAAAACTACATCGTCATGGGTAATATCTTGATAGATCCAATCAACCACATTCTTCTTTTGTAAAGTTTCCCAACTTGGAAAACCTGCAGCATACTCATTCAAAGTAATTCCATATTGACGGATATGTTGAAGATCTCTATAGGAAAATTTTTTTGTCGCTTTCGATAAAATCTCATTCAAATCCATGGGAGTACCATCAGAATTTCGACATTCACACATCATGGACTCAAATAAAAATAAGAGAGCCTTATAAGCATCAGGATTAGAACCATAAGTCCCATATGCATGACCAATACAAGAAGACATAATGTCAATCGGATCCCTCGGCTTGGATATTCTCCCCCAAGCACATCGCACCATAAATTCCTTAGTCTCACGAAATGGTAAAAAAATGGCTTGACCTTCAGATTTATTCGGATTCATCACCGCTTGATATTTTAACAAAGTCATCCCACGATGAGTAAGATGGCCATGCTTTTGACGAGAACAGAACGAAAAACCATCTTCCAAATTTCGGTATTCTACTGCCAAATACTTCCACAACCACGCAGCAAACGCCGTTCCAGCAAAATAGTGAGAATATTCACCCATACCTTTATTCCACTGATTATCATCACCATAATCAACAAAACGAACTTTGTTGACAAAGTGATCTTCAAGTTTTGGCTGAATATCAAAATCTGCCATATGAATAGTATGGATTGCAAATAAAAAAAAATAAGCAGCCATTATCCAACTATCTGCGTGTGAAGTTTGCAAGCGACCTGAAGCCACTTGTCCTACTATCACTCCACAAATGTCAGCAATAATATGAGTAACACGTGTTATATTCGCTTTTATTAATAAGCGCAAAATACGCTCTTTTAACTCATATTGTGGAGTACCTTGGCGCTCATAAATCAACGTCATACTATCATAGAGATTCAAAAAGAACTCATAAACACTCTGATCAAAATTCCTCACATCACCACCAGAACAAGAAGGATCCCAACAAGAAGTTAGATCAATACCCAGACAACGAGCCAAGCGATCCATGCCACCACGAGACCACTTGCAACCAATCTGAATAACCCAACCAACCTCTTTTAAACGACGGACGAGGGAAACTAGGTGCTCAAGTCGAATAAACAAAGAGTTCGGAATAACAAAAATACGTAACTTATCACACCACTCCGAATATTCTTTATCATCCATCGCTTTCATAAAATCAATATGATTTTCATCCTTAGGTTGATAATTCCAATAAATAGGAGGTTCTTCACCAGTTCTAAAGAAATGCAATATCGCATCCAAATCTTGTTCTAATGTTTCTAACTTCCTTCCTTCTGGTGAAACTTTTATTGGTATATCAACCCCCTCCTTAATTGTATATTTAGGTCCATCATTAATTCCCGAAGAAGCACCCATATACATGGACTTCAACGAATCCAAATTAATAGCTGCCTCTTGACAACGAAAAGGACCAACCTTCATTGAACGATACATGTGATCAAGAGCTTCAGGAATCAAAGGAATAACTTCCTTAAAACACTCAGGAGGAGAAATTCGACGTGAAGTCTTAAGAACAGCAGATGTAAACTTCCTAGGAAACAAGTTCGCCATCGCCGCAACAACAGGGAGACGGCCCTTGACTCTACCAAAAGCCATCCGCCAAATAGACTGCTTACGTAAAATCATAGTAGTTAAACGTGGAACCTGCTTCGGATCTAACTCATCTTTCCAAATGTTATTCTCAAAATAAGAACGAGAAAAATCAATGGTTCCTCGAGACCATGCACGTAAATATTTCATATCAGCACGCTTCCAAGCACGATCTACGCCACGATGAACTCCAGGCAAAACAACAGATTGTGGCCAATGAAATACTTTTGGAATAGGAGGATCTATAATACGCATAGTACCGTTTTTCATTATACCTGCCTTTAAAAAAGAAAGTTCTGCATCTTGATAAGCAATTCGTGGAATAGAACCATCCATCTTAAAAGAAGAATTTATTTGAGCTGCTATATCACGCAATCTGGTCCCCTCATCCCGTGCTTCAGAAGTAAAGGTCAAGCCTTGAGTAACGTCACTCTTTCCTCGCACAGTCAGATGACATGCACAATTATCGTGACGACAGAGGGGATTAGTATAAACAAACTCAAAATGTTGTAACATCCTTGTCTTGTATGTAAAAAACTTAATTGGATCCCCTCGCTCAAAACAACTAGCTCGAACTATACGTTGCAAAACACAGAACGGGGTAACCTCAGAGGTATACGGTAGAAACGGCTGCAATATTCGTAGGACACCTAGAATCCAGCCG